AGGAATGGTTGGCAATGCAGCACAACCACCAGGCACACGTTTTCAAAATGCACAAAATGAAGTAACTGTAGATGCAGAACATATTATGCATATCAGTTTATCAGAAGGATTAGACGGTAACTATCCGTTTGGTAATTCATTACTTGAAAGTGTGTTTAAAGTTTACAAGCAAAAAGAATTGCTAGAAGATGCAATTATCATTTACAGAATTCAACGTGCTCCAGAAAGAAGAATTTTTTATGTTGATGTAGGTAACATGCCTGCACACATGGCAATGAGCTTTGTTGAAAAAGTTAAAAATGAAATACAACAAAGACGTATTCCTAGTTCGACAGGTGGAGGAACTAGTGTAATTGATGCAAGTTACAATCCACTATCGACTAATGAAGATTACTTCTTTCCACAAACAGCAGAAGGTAGAGGTTCTAAAGTTGAAACACTACCAGGTGGTACTAACCTTGGTGAAATAACTGATTTACGTTATTTTACAAATAAACTATTTAGAGCATTGCGTATTCCTTCAAGTTACTTGCCAACATCAATTGATGAGCAAGCAAACACTGTTGCAGATGGTAAAGTAGGAACAGCATATATTCAAGAATTAAGATTTAACAAATACTGCGAAAGATTACAAAGTAATATTGTTGAATCTTTTGATCATGAATTTAAATTTTGGTTAACATCAAACGGATACAATATTGATCCTAGCCTATTTGAATTAAAATTTAATCCACCACAAAACTTTGCAGCATATAGACAAGCAGAGTTAGATACAACTAGAGCAAATATCTTTGGAACACTACAACAAGTTCCGCATTTGTCAAAACGTTTTGCACTAAAACGTTACTTAGGATTATCTGAAGAAGAGATTAAAGAAAACGAAAGATTATGGCGAGAAGAAAACGGTCAAAATCTTGTCGGTGTTGATGGTGATGCTGCTGGCGAATTACGTGGAGCAGGCATTACACCAGGAGGCATAGCAGCAGATGCTGCAACACAAGATGCCGAAGCAGCACCGGAGATGGCAGCCGCGGCTGAGGAACCAACGGGAGGAGATGCTGGGGCAGAAACTCCTGCACAGTAATAAATACAGTATGCTTCTAAGAGAATTTTTTTATTTTAACGATGAGATAAATGACTTTGCTGTTGATCGCAGATACGACAACGCTAAAGATTCATCTGTTGTTGAGTTAGACGATACTAGAAAAATAAGACTTACCTTGGGTCAAATCAATCAACTGCGCCTACAAGCAGAAGCCCACGAAGCAGAAAAACAAAGCGAAGCGGGTTTCATAAGCCAAATGTATGGAACTCCAGTTGAGCAAGAAGAATAAAAATAAATCTGTACACAAAGACATAGCATTTGTTCTTGGCAATGGCAAGAGCAGATTACATGTGAACTGTGAATCCCTTTTAAACATAGGCACTGTATATGGCTGTAATGCGCAATACAGAGAATTTGATCCACACTATTTGATTGCTGTTGATGTAAAAATGGTCAACGAATTAATAGAATCAGGCTATGCAGACAAAGGCACTGTGTGGACAAATCCCAACAAAGGTATTAAGAATCGTCAAAAGATAAACCTTTTTAATCCACATAAAGGATGGAGTAGTGGGCCTACAGCACTATGGTTTGCTGCAAAAAACGGTCATAAAAACATCTATATCCACGGTTTTGACTATCAAGGACTACAAGGAAAGTTTAATAATGTGTATGCTGATACATATAATTACAAAAAAAGCACAGATTCTGCAACATTTTTTGGAAATTGGCTAGCACAAACAGAAAAAGTTATAAAAGAATTTCCGCATACTATGTTTTATAGGGTAATAACTAGTGGTGCATTTATTCCAGATAGGCTAGGACCGCAATATCCTAACATAAAACACGTTTCTGTAGAAGATTTTGGTAAAACCTTCGAAGGAACTATATATCAATAGTAAATGAATCAAAAAACACCCTTTTTACCCCAATTTTATAAGCAAAGTGTAAATACATTAACAAACAGCCTTACCAATTATTATAGGAGAATACAATGGCAGACAAGACAACATTAGAACAAATGCTTGAGCATTTAGTAAACGATGATTCTGCAAAAGCAGAAGAATTATTCCACGAATATGTGGTAGCAAAATCAAGAGAAATTTACGAAGACCTTATCGAAGAAGAAGTAAAAGATGAGGAAGTTGACGAAGCATCTGATAAAGATGAAGAAGAGTCAGTAGACGAAGCATCTAAAGATGACGACGCTGAAGAAGAAAAAGTAGACGAAGCATCTGATAAAGATGAAGAAGTTGAAGAATCTTCAAAAGACGAAGAAGTTGACGAAGAATTTGAAGAAGTTGCTGTAGAAGCAGACGACGAAGATAAAGACGAAATGGATCCAATGGGCGGTGACGCTACAGACGATCTAGAATCAGACATCACAGGTGATGACGAAGAAGGCGAAAAAGAGCCAGAAGAGTTATTCCAAGATTTAGATTCAATTGTTGACGAACTACAAGCAAAATTCGACGAAATTAAAGGCGATGACATGGAAGATAAAGGCGATGACATGGAAGACGAAATGAAAGATTCCATTGAAGTGCCAGTATCTGCAGACCCAGAAGGGGACGCTGAATTAGCAACAATGCGCGAATATGTTGAAAAAGTAGCAGGTGGACACGGTGCTGAATCAAAAGGTGCTGCAGAAGGTGCTGACAACAAGAAAAGCGTAGTTGACAACATGAAAAATGATATGGGTGGAACAAGTGCTAACATCGTAAAAGGTGGCGAAGAGTCAGGTAAAAATGACGGTGGCTTAGCAGATATTACACCTAAAGAAGATAATGCAGGAAACGTAAACGTTCCAGGCGCAAAAGGTGCTACAAAAATGTCAAACGAAAAAGGACATGGTGCTGAGAAGAAAGGCGCTGCTGAGAACGCTGATAACAAGCAATCAATTTTCCGTGGTCGTAGATAATAGAGGAGACTAAGGTTGAAAACTAACCTACAAGAACATCTGAGCTTCGATCAGGCTAAAATCGTCGTTGAACGTGATGAAGGCGAGAATGGCAAAACGTTACACCTAAGTGGTATTTGTATCCAAGGTGACATTCGTAATGCCAATCAACGTGTTTATTCTTCGAAAGAAATTGATAGGGCTGTCAAGACGCTCAATGAACAGATTTCTGGGGGGTATTCAGTGCTAGGTGAAGTTGATCATCCTCAAGATTTACGCATCAACCTCGACCGTGTATCACACATGATTACAAAAATGTGGATGGACGGTCCTAACGGCTACGGAAAACTTAAAATGCTTCCAACTCCAATGGGTCAATTAGTTTCGACTATGTTGGAGTCGGGAGTTAAATTAGGAGTTTCTAGTCGCGGTTCAGGCGAAGTTGATCCAAGTGGTAATGTTGGAGGTTTCGAAATTATCACAGTGGATGTGGTTGCACAACCAAGTGCACCAGGCGCCTATCCAACACCAGTTTATGAACACCTTATGAATAATAAAGGTGGTTACGAGGCATTTAAAGTAGCAAAAGAAGTCCAAGGCGACATACAGGCACAACGTTATATAGCAGAGAGCTTGAAAAATTTAATTCAAGGTCTTAAATCTTAAGGAGAATATCACATGCTAGACTTTGTTAAACAATTGTTTGAAAACAATGTGATTTCCGAGGAAACTAAGTCGGAGATTGAATCCGCTTGGGAAACTGCTGTTCAAGAAAACCGTGACACAATCTCTACACAATTACGTGAAGAATTTGCACAGAAGTATGAGCACGATAAAACTGCGATGGTTGAAGCAGTAGATAAGATGCTTTCAGACAGAATTACTGCTGAATTATCTGAATTTGCTGAAGACCGTCAAGGACTTATTGAGGCTAGAGCCAAGTACGCTAAGAAAATGAAAAAAGATTCTGAAGCAATGGAATCGTTCGTTCTTAACAACTTGAAAAAGGAACTAGGTGAACTTCGTGAAGATCGTAAGAATGTAGCAGGCAATGTTGCCAAGTTGGAATCTTTTATTGTGAATTCATTGGCGAAAGAAATCGCAGAATTCCATGCTGATAAAAAGGATCTTGCAGAAACAAAAGTTAAACTTGTTAGAGATAGCAAGGCTAAGTTTGAGGCTGTTAAGAAAGAGTTTATTAATAAAGCATCTGAAGCAATTCAGGAAACAGTTTCAAAAGGACTGCGTTCTGAAATGACTCAATTAAAAGAAGATATCGAGGCTGCACGCAAGAATGATTTTGGTCGCAGAATTTTTGAAAGTTTTGCAAGCGAATATGCAACTAGCCATCTTAATGAAAAATCTGAAACAGCAAAACTTCTTAAAGTTGTAAAACAAAAAGAAGAAGCAGTTAAAGAAGCAGAAGCCAAAGCGGCTGACGCCGAGAAGTTGGTTGAAAGCAAAGAGACTGAAATCGCTCGTATGCATGACTCTGCAGAAAGAAAAGAAGTAATGTCAGAATTGATGTCACCTCTTTCTAAAGATAAGCAGGAAGTTATGAGCGAACTTTTAGAATCTGTGCAGACAGATAAATTACACGCAACCTTTGACAAGTATATTTCAGCCGTAATGGAAGGAAATGTACCAAAGAAAGAAAAGGTGGCGCTGACAGAAGGCAAAGAAGTAACAGGCGATAAAACACAGGCACAAGCAATCGGCGGATCAGAGCAAAAAACCGCTGAGATTTTTGACATCCGCAGGCTTGCGGGACTAAAAGTTTAAGGAGAACAAATAATGTCACAACTATTAGAGTCACGCTGGTCAGAAACCAAAGACGCCCTTTTAGAAGGTCTTCAAGGTAATAAGCGTACTGTTATGGCAACGACTCTGGAAAATACCCGTAAGTATTTGTCAGAGAGTGCTACAGCAGGTGCAACTTCTGCCGGCAACGTCGCAACATTAAATCGCGTCATTTTACCAGTTATCAGACGTGTAATGCCAACTGTCATCGCAAATGAATTAGTTGGTGTTCAACCAATGACTGGACCAGTAGGTCAGATCCATACATTAAGAGTACGTTATGCAGATAACTTTACTTCAGCGTCTGGAACTGGTGCTACAGCAGGTGAAGAAGCATTATCACCTTTCAAAATTGCTGAAGGTTATTCAGGAAATGATGACATCAAGGCTGGTTCTACTGCATCTTTAGAAGGTGAAGCAGGAAACAGACTGTCAATTCAAATCTTGAAGCAAACTGTAGAAGCCAAAACTCGTAAGTTATCAGCTCGCTGGACTTTTGAGGCTGCTCAGGATGCACAAGCACAGCAAGGGATTGATATCGAGGCTGAAGTAATGGCTGCGTTAGCGCAGGAAATTACTGCTGAGATCGATCAGGAAGTGATTACTTCTTTATCAACATTGGCTGGTACAGCCGCATTAACATACGACCAAGGCGCAGTGTCAGGTACTGCTACTTTCGTTGGTGATGAACACGCAGCACTTGCAGTTCAAATCAACAGAGTTGCTAACTTGATTGCACAGCGTACACGTCGTGGCGCAGGTAACTGGGCTGTTGTTTCACCAACAGTATTAACTTTGTTACAATCTGCTACAACTTCAGCGTTTGCAAGAACAACTGAAGGTACTTTTGAAGCACCAACAAACACTAAGTTTGTAGGAACTTTAAACAGTGCGATGAAAGTGTATGTTAACGGTTATGCTACATCAGACGATGTAATCATTGGTTACAAAGGTTCAAGCGAATCAGACGCAGCAGCGTTCTACTGCCCATACATTCCTTTAATGTCAAGCGGTGTGGTTCTTGATCCAGGCACTTTTGAGCCAGTAGTAAGTTTCATGACAAGATATGGTTATGTAGAGTTAACAAACACTGCATCATCTCTTGGTAATGCGGCAGACTACTTAGGTAAAGTGGCTGTAACATCAGCGAACCTAAGATTTGCGTAAGCAATAAATTACACTTTACAGTGTT